CGGCGGCTGCTGAGCCGACCTGATCGAAAAACGCTTTTTCACCTGTTACTGTTTCGGTGTCTACGGTGCCACGCAGGAGACTGCCCATCTGCTGCGAAAGCATGGTCACATTTGCAGAAAACTGGTTCACAAATGCGGTGTTGATTTGAGTTGACATAAGTCACCCTCCACATGAGTTGGATTTTAAGAAAAGTGTGTTCCAGTTGTCCCGCGATGCGAGGCTGGCGGTAGGCGACGGGGGCCGGGTGGCTTATCCCTCTTGTGGCTCTGGGAATTGATATTCCCGCAGCCGCAATACATCTTGCACCGTCGTTTCATGTGCTGGGTGGTTCTTGTCCCAGTACGGTGAATTAGGTGCGGTCAATTCTGCTATTTCCCGTGCGGCCTGATCTGGCGTTTTGACCAGTTCGGTTGTCGCACCTTCTAGCGTGTCTTCGCCAAGCTGGTCGGCCAGCCCGGCAAACAGTTTGATGATGAATGGGTGGTCGCCTAGCGGCAGACCATTGTCCAATCTGATGTCATCAAAAATCTGCGGATCGATGCCCATGGCCCTGCCAGCGGCAGCAGCCCGGTCATGCTTTTGATCGTATGCTGCGCCAAATTCTGCGCGCAGCTCCGCATCGTATTCTTCGGCAATCCGTTCTTGGTCAGCTTGCTCAGCGGCAACACCGCCCTTCGCTTGACCTTCCAAGTAAGTTGCCATCTGTTGTGCTTGCTGGCCTGTCAGGCCAACCGCATAGGCTTGTTCTTTGAAGGATTGCAATTCCTGTTCGGCAAAGCCTTCGCCGGCTATCTGGTAGCCGTCAGCACTGTCAGGCGCTCCAAGCTTTGACCATACCGGCCGCCAATCATCTTCGGTGGCCGCCTTGCCCGGCAAGGCAATCTTTTCTGCACCGATCATCCGCTGGGCATGTACATAGGATTTTGCCAGCCCGGCAGCGTCGGTGAAATTCCTTAATGATGGGTCGCCCCGCAAATCTTCTGGCAGTGTGTCCAGAAAAGATACCGGAGCCTGTTCTTGAGATTCGCTGTCTTCAACCGGAGTTGTCTCAATAGCATCATTCATTTGGTGTTAGTCCTCTATTGTTGGTGTCGCCTTTCTTTCCTCCACCATGTGCATGATGGTCAGCACCACTTCGCGTTGTCCTTCCAGAAAGGCTGAATAATGCGGATCGCCGCGCTCAAATGTGGTGGCGTTAATGTGATACCGTCGCTGCAAGTCTTGCAGTATTTGCTGGCCTTCAACGCTGTTGAAAACCTGACGGTATGTTGTCTGCAATGCGTCTAGCTGTTCAGCGCTCATAGCTGTGGCACCTGTCCGGTTGCCTTAATAAACGGCGCTATCTGACCGGCTTGCTCGGCGTTGGCCGCTTGCTGCGCTGCTTCTGCCTGTGCTTGAGCTGCTTGCTGTTGTTGCCGGCGTACCATCATCACTTCTTCAGATGAGCGGATGACCTTGGCCGGCAGCCCCAGAACATCGACCAGATATTGGATCATCTTGTCACTGTCGAGGTAATCCATGACCGGAGCCATCTCGCCAAACTGGGACAGCACTTCGATGCCGCGCAGTGTCGATTGCAACTCTGCCATCTTCTGCGATTTCGCCAACGGGCTGACATACTCAATATCGATATCCAGCCCTTGCAGCTCCTCTGGCGGCGCCGGGAAAGCGCCTTGGCGCAGCAGCACAGCGAATGCACGATTGATCAGCGGTTGCAGCAGCTCCGACTGGAGCCGGCCCATAACCGGGCCTAGCAGCCGCATTTTTTCTTCATTGCGCTGCAACACCTCTGTCGCTGTCATCGATGGGCCTTGGCCCAGCAATAGCTGGTCTACATAGAAGGCCTCGCGGATTGCTTGCCGGCGCTGTTCTTCCATGTTCAGTCCAAGCGCATTGTTGGCGCCCATCTGCAATGGTTCTAGTCTATCGCGTGTGCCGGTCCTGTAGAAATTCAACGATCCCGGCGTTGTGCGAACCGGCAATAGAAAGCCGTCATCCGGCACCATTAGTGGTGGATCAAGCTGCTTTTGTGCTGAGCGGATGGTTATCTCACTCATCTTGTTCAACATTTTCGTATCGCTGAGACATGTCATTCCCGGCGATCTGCCATAGACCGAAACGCTGTCTTTATTGAACCTTGGTATCAAAATAGGCATTTCATCGAAGCCGCCCTCGCCAAGAACCATCTTGGTGTCGGCGCAGTAATAGACAGAGCCTATGGGCTTGTTCAGTTTTGCGAACAGATCAGACTTGATGTTGTCCTTTGGAAATATCGCATGGACGATGCTGTGTTCTTTAAACGGGTCTTCGACAAGGCTTTTGGCAATTTTCTGTGGCAGATTTTCTTCACCAAAGCGTGTGGCAACAGCTCTGGCTGTCATCTCAAACTTGCGATAGACGGTGTCTACGCGGCCTTGTGCATCTTCAGATATGTAAATCTCAGCGATGTGCCGGCAGGAAAAGCGCAAACCATCATCATTGCCGCCCTCGACAAACATGGCCGCCGTGCCGAACACCACCAGATCATAGTAAAGCTCGTGGATTTCCTGCTGAAAGTTTGACCGATTGAAGGCCATATACATCTGGTCTGTTGTATCTTCCAGCCATTCATTGGCCGCATCATTGTCTTGCAGCTCCGGGTCACGATAGCGAAGGCTGAACCACGGCGATGATGCGCCTGTCAGCATGCCGTGGAGGCTGGCTGCCAGCAGCTCGACAGCATGAATGGCGGTGCCGTCATAGATCAGCTCAGTGCGTTTGTCGCCCTGAGATCGCTTCTTTGTGATGTCTGCTTTGCGAGGCAGCATATAATCTGCCAGCTCTTGCCAGTGGCTTTCCCAGTTTGACCGCTGCGAATGCAGTGTCTTTAGCCGGCGATCCAGCGCGGCAATCTCTTTGCGGATAGGTTCAGCCACTAATACATCCCCCCGCCCATTTTAGACTTTTTGGCTGGCTTGACGCCGGCAATTGTCCGACCTTGGCTTTTGCCGGCTGACTTTTGCAGCAAGCGCTCCAGCGGGTTTACATTCATGGCGCCGCTGAGGTTCATTGGCTGCGGCGCAGACATGCCCATCTTGCCGGCCAAGTTTTTCTTGCCTTTAAAATTCATTGGATCAGCCCTGCCATTAGTGATCTGCGACGGGTCCGGGCTGGTGTCAGCAACCCACCCGGTCCCGTAGCGGTTGTGGATTCGCGGCCCATCTTCGATTTCTTTTTAACATCAGCAGATGCATCACCTGTGCCCGGACCTGTTGGCGCATCAGGCAAATCTGGCAACTCTGTTTTTGCACTTGCTATTGGCTCAGTGCCGCGCCCCGCAAGCCGCCCTGCGGGTTCTGCCGGGGCTGGGGCACTCTCATCATCACTTTCCTGCTCAGCAACAAGGTTTGCATATTCGCCGGTATATCCTGCAATCCTTCTGCCGGTGTACACCTTGGAGCCATCTATAGGCCCATCATGCACAACGCCAACCACATTGCCGTTTTTATCTTTGATTGCCTGACCACCAGCCTCTAGCTGCTTGACGATCTGGTTGCGGGTAAACTCACCAACGCCAAGCATTGCAGTCGCCATGACAGACGGCACACCGGACAAGCTAGCCTTCGCTTTATTGCTGCGGACCTTTACGCTTCCGATATCCGCCATGCGGCTTAGATCATCTGGCGATAGTGCGGCAGGGGTTGGCGGCGGCGGCGTGTCGTCAGAGTTGATGCCGGCAGCTTGTTGAACCCGGCTGCTAAAATCTGTCGGCGCCACATTGCGGCCACTGCTGCGGCCGCGCTCACCAAAGCTGCTGCCGTAATAGCTGGATGGTCGTCTTGCCATATCCTATCCCCTACACTGCTGCTGCAAATGGGTCATAAGCCGTCACAGCGCGCTGCTGGGGCGGCCTCACATTGATGCGGCTTTCCTGTATGCCTATCGCCATGTACCGGAAGCAGTCGGCCGCATGTGACGACCAGTCGTGTACCGGCGTCAGACGAAATGTTCTGCTTTTCTCATTATAGGCCCGGTGGTACTGACGCAGGGCTTCTAGCCCCTGCTTGCACTTGTCCCGGTCAAAATAGCATCTAGGGATCAGCATCTGCGCTGCATGGATGCCATCATCCAACGGCAGCTTGGGAAGCACCCGGAAGTTCAGCCCCAAATCCCACGCCATTTCGCGGCGACTTTTTCCAGAACCGAGTTCACGAACCTCGATATCGTGCGGCGCAAAATGATCGCCGTAAAGGTAACCCTTAGATTGTAGTACCTGACAATAGTGCGGCAGACCTTCACCACGCGCTTCATAGTAATCGATGACATGGATGCCCTTTCCCGCCGACCCGCCGGTCTGTGCGAAAAAAATAGAAGTAGCGTCACCAACGCCGAGGTCCCAAAATGTCTGCACCTTCATCGATGGGTCATACGGCACATTCGTAATCCGGCCCTCTTCAAGCGCCGCTTGCATCTCTTTGCCGTAAATGCTGCCGGGTACATTCGCGACCCAGCTACACTCGAATTCCTGCTCGTACTGGTCAGGCGACATCATCGCCCGTGCAGCCTCTAGCTCTTCATCAGGCAGGATGCCTGTCTCGCTGGCCTTGTACACAGCAGCAACCCAGTCATCATGCCCTGCTGCCAGCTCATAGAAGTCATAGAACATATTCGTTCCACGCGGCGTCCCAACGAACACACACCAGCCCTGACGGTCAGACAATGCCGGGCGCAGTATCTCAGGAAACACACTTTCCGGCATGTCCGCGACTTCATCCATGACGCAGCCATCAAGATAAATCCCGCGCAAGCTGTCCGGGTTCTCAGCGCCTAGAAGGCTGATCCTCGCACCATTCGGCAGATCGCACCGCAGCTCTGTCTCATGGAACCTGACGCCCGGTATCTTGCCGGCAAACTGCTTCAGATAATCCCATGCCACATTCTTCGCCTGACGATATGTCGGGGCCATGTACGCATAGCGGGGGCTGGGCTTGTCATTAAGGATAGCGTCACGCAGCAGATGATTAACCGCCATGACCGTCTTGCCAAACCGCCGGTGGCAGACAACCACGCCCCAGCGCTTCTCAGAGAGCTGATCATGCAGCCTCGCCTGTAACTGGCGGGGCGCATACGGGATGACAATCTGCATCTAAGCGCCGACCTTCTTCTGTGCCAGCTTGTGCGCCTTGCTGAAGCTCATGCCGTCTTCACGCATAGCCTTTGTCATCGCTGACATATGCTTCGCGGTGTGGTGCTTCTTGTGCTTCTTCAATGTCGCCTGCTGGCGAGCAGTAAGCTTCTGCATGGATGTGAGGCTCCATAGTTCGGGAAGATTATTGTATATACAGGCGGCGGGTTGCGGCCGGAGGGTGGGGTCGCCGTATGGCCAAAATCCCAGACGAATCCTTGCCGGCTGTTGCCAATCTGTTGCCAGATTGTGCGGCATGCCCTGCTTTCCCTAGCAATCCTGCGGGACACAGCGCATCAGGTCACCGCACAACTTAGGCGGCACCATCACTCAGTCTGAGCGTTGCCTCGCGCGCGAAGCTAGGCCAAACAGGCAGCCGATATATAG